GTGATGTTAAGCTGATACCCGTCAGGATCGGCAGCATAAGATGCAACGGTAAGGCTCGCATTCACGGACGCCGTCAAATTGGCAGCAAGATTGGTGATTGTTGATGCAACGTTCGGCTGTATCTGTGTCTGGTTTCCAGTTGCAGACCCGGTAACAAATGTCCACGTAACGCCGTGAAGCGTCAGCGTGTCCCCATTGCTTGGGTTGACTGAAAACGTGATCTTGCCAGATGCGTTGACGGACGCAAGAGACGATACCGTTATCTGCGCTGCGGTGGATGATATGCCACCAGCCAGCGTCACAGTGTCCCCTACTGCATACCCATTGCCCGGATTGTCGGTGCGTATGCCTAGGGGAAAGATCGAGGACGCCACATAATTCCCAAGCCGCGTATTATTAGCCGTGAGAACAGCCCCCGTCCCTCCAGATGTATTCGACATGGTTATCGTGTCGCCTGGGGAGTAAGAATAAGGAACGCTGGGAATCGGCAGGGTGAAGGTAAAATTAGATGTCGATGTAACCCCGTACTCAGAATAGCTTATTGCGCATGGGTTTGCCTTTGTCGCAGCCGTTATCTGGACCTGATTTGATTCCAGAACGTAAGCGCCATCATAAATGAAGCGCACATATTGATCGCCAAATTCAAGCACGTATCCCTGCGACTGGCTGAACTGGAACGGAATGATGCGCGGCGGATAGTCAGATGCGGATTGCTTACTCACCCCAACAAAGGCAGTCCCCGCCCGCGATGCAGCACCTCCCCGATAGTTGACGAAGAAGTTACGCATGGTGCGAACCCCCTCGTGGTACTTCTCCAGGTCAACGCGCCCCAGCAGTTCGGGGGATATTTCGCCGCTTGAAAACGTGGTGTTTATGTTGGAATATGGCATTAAAAACCACCCCACCCACGGACTTGGAACCCAGCGTATGCTGAATCCCATCCGGTCTTGGTAGTATTACCGCAACCTCGCACACGAAGCCAGTCTGGCGTGTGGTCTTGGCTTGTAACGCCTTCATTCCCGTCCCGAACGCGGGCCTCATTGACCAAGCGTTCTGCCAAAGCGTTTTGACCCTGCATCAGACCCATGTGCAGGGACAGTGCTGGAACGAATGCCGCCGATAATGATGCAACCATAGCCATCTGGAACGTAGAGTCCCAGAATTGCGGGTTGGGCAGGTTGGCGGTGTATACGCATTGCGCTTGGTCGATATATGTGAGAATGACCTGAATGGGGTTTCCGTTCGGGTCGTAGCTCAACGCCACCTGAAACTTTAGCGCCATATCGTTGGGCAGGTAAAGGGGCGCAGCGATCGACACCGGAGTAGGGGCAACATTCGGCGTCTGCGTCATGTTCGGCAGGATTTGACGAACCTGTAAGCAATCCGGGGGAAGCGCATACGCGTAATTCCACGGCTGCGGAGGTGTCGGCATGGATGTGCCGGACACGTTTTCAGGTGTGCCCGGAGCGGCTTGCAACAGCGTTAGAAATGTCTGCTTACGCAGGCAGTTCCAATGCGCTTCACGGGCCAACGTTTCGAATGTCGGAGTGTACAGAACGGCGGCAACGTCAGCCTCTGTAGACCCGTCGCTAGGGGATATGCTGGATACCTGGGCACGCGCCCCGATAGCCAGCAATGCCCGATTAACGATGTCAATCTGGGTAGCCATAACGACTACCCATACATCTTGTCGAGGACGCTAGGGCTTTCGTCCCGATCTTCCTCTTCGTCGTCCTCTTGTGCTTCATCTTCGGCGGACAGGTGGGTAACTTGAAGCTCTACCCTGCGCGATACCTTGCCGTCGTCTGAACTATCCTGATCGGCACTGACACTCGTTACCTTGGCGAACAGGTGGATGTGCACCAAATCACCCACTGAAATATCTTCAGCGTCCAGCCCGCCAAGATCAAGCTCACGCTCAGTCAAGCAGAGGGTCAGGCCATAGGGATAACTAGGCCCACTGTAAACAGGAGCCTCCCCATCTTCAGAAACCGCGCCCCACTTCTTGGCCTTCTCTGCCTTTTCCTCGTCGGTGTACGCGAGGTCAACCATGCCTGGAATGTGATCCATAACCGGAGCTCCCTAGATCGGTGTTAAACAGAAGTGCCAGCGCCAACGTCTTGCAGCGTAATGCCAGCAGGAGACACGCTGGAAACGGTAACAAGCAAGTCGCGCCACTCAGGCTGGGTTGTGCCCTGAACGGTCATCGTACCGATGGCCGTTACGTTCTGCCCGCCAACCAGAGTGACAGTGTTCGACAAGCCCGACGAGTCTATGATGCGGAGCATATAGGTTTGGTCCACAGCAGGATCGGGCAGAGCGGCAACCCAACTCGATGCGGCTGGGGTCGTCATGGTAGCCGAGGCAGTGATGCCGGTCAGGTTGAGAAAAACGCCGACCGAGCCTCCCGTGACATTGGCAGCCGACAGGGTGGCGGATGTCGTGGTGGAATTTACGTTGTACGCGTAATTGGTCTGGTTGTTAAGCTGGTTAGCCAGATTGGCAATCGCCTGAACCGTGGTTGTTTCGGTGTAGGCGGACGGGAAGTTGTTGGGGCCAATTGCGCTGACCTCCAGAAGTTCCAGCCCGGTCAACTGGGTTACGACAGAGCCATAAGGTTGAGACATGATTGATTCCTTCGTCGGGAGAGCGGCGCATACATGCGGCGCGGGTTATGGTGATATTACTTCTTTTTCTTCGCGCCGTACATACGGTCTAGGTGCTTTTGCGCCTCTTTGTTGGCTGTAGCAATCGCAACACCTTCTTTTGCTCCATTCGCAATCATCGCGTTGGCGATAGATGCCGCGTGGGTGGATTCCGCCTTGGACAGCTTAGAATTGTGCTTGGCTTTGAACTGTTGAGGTGTCCACGGCATGTCGCTGGCCTTATTTGTAATAGGAAACGTTTAGGATTGCGCCGGACGTAACCTGGATAAATTGGAGCACCGCCAAGTCGCCTGAGAAAACATAGGGGGGATCGGCGGTCAACATGGGGATTCCAACCGAAGATGTGGGCGCGGTGCCATCGTCACGCCAACGCACAGACTGCGCCTCGGTGCGAACCACGGCAATGTTGGCACCAATCGGCACGGTCAGCGAAGTTGTGGCGCTCATGCTGGTGATTTGCTGATACCCAAGCGGCAGATCTTGAACTTCAGGGATGAAGCACGGAACTTGCGCTCCAGGGCATCCGGTCAAACTCAAATGGCCTGGGATAACGGGCATTGCCGCCGACTGCGCGTTAGCAACAGCCGGAAGCAACAGGGCCACAGCGATCAGTGCGGCGCGTATCATTTCGAGCCACCGAGCTCTTTTTCATGGCGGGCGTGAAGCTCTTTCCATGCCCCCTCATGTCGGGCGTGCATTTCGGCCTTATCGCCACCTTTGTGCATATCGTGCTCCATTTCGTGGGCAGAATGCAGAGTGCGGCGTTCGCTAGCGTGTCGAACCTCGACCGGAGAATTAACCACGTCGCTTTCGCCGCCATTTTCAGGCTTTCCTGCCTTGGCCTTTTCCGTCGATTTCATCTTTGGTTCGGATTTGATCACCTCGGTCTTCCCGTCCTTGTTTTTTCCAATCGTCGGACCTTTTTCGTATACGCTCATCATTTCTTCTTTTCTCCATACATGGCGGTAAGATTTTCTTCGGAAGTTTTGGCCTTGCTCTTGGCGTCGGTCTTCTTCTTGGGCTTGCTCATGCCGTCCGATTCCTTGGACGGCTTATCTTCGCCATCCTTCTTGTCTTCGGAAACTTCCTTGATCCACTTTTTCGCCATAATATTTAGTCTCCGTGGACAACATGGGACTGCACAGAACCGGGCAGCGCGGCATTAACCGTGGTCGGGGGCAGGCCAGCCGAAATGACCTCGGTGTCGTCCTGGTCTTCGCTCATGCCCATCAACCGGCCCTTATCGCCTTCGCGCTTGGGCAATGCGGACTGTTCAACGTCAAACGAACGCTGTACGTATTTTTCAGGGGCCAGATAGACGCCCTTGTCCTCCATGATCTTCAAGCACGCGGCGTCGGCCATCGAGTTTCGCAGATCCAAGAACTTCTTCATTTTCTCGCGTGCCGGTTCGTTGAGCGGCTCAAAGTTCAAGTTAGGTTCGCCGCCAAACAATAGAACATCGCCTGGGTAAAGCATCTGACCCTTGGCAGTATAGAAATTGCCTTCGAGAACACGGTATTTCGGGCGTTCAACATTGGAATCAACTGAAGAAGTGCGGGCCATAGTTTACCTCAATATTTAGAAGGATGCGGGACGCCACAATGACGCCCCGCTTTGGAGTTAAGCGTTCCAGGTCACGTAGTTGTTGGCGACAGCCGAACCGCTCAAGCTGGTTTTCTGACCAAGCACGAAGGCGGACGACACAGCGCCAGCGGAGAACGTGGCTGACCCACCTACTGGCTGGTAGTACAGCCGCACGAAGCGAGGCAAGGCCAAGCCGGGCGGACGGGGCGGGAACGGCAGATAGATGTTTAAGCCGGGGGTCGCGCCGATAGCGGTCAGGCTGGATGGGCCAGTCAGGGACGCAATCGGGATCGTCACGGAAGTAGCGACATTGACCCAGGTGCTTACGGCATTACTGCCGTTATCGGCACCTTCTTGCAGGATAATCTGCAATCCGGTCGCACCAGAAGCCGTGGTAAAGGTGGTAGCCACCTGCACCAAGATCACCGGGGCGTCGGTATATGAACCAATGCCGTAGTCGTCACCGAATACGGACGAAGGGTGCGCGTTTTGACCATAGTTGACGCCGGTAATGGGGTTGCCATAGCCAGCACCAGCAATGTCATACACGTTGGCAGACGCGGTGGCGGCTGCAACGGTCGTCGGAGTTCCGCCATTGAAGGTGAACGGGTCCAAGGTCAGGGCGTTATCAAGAAACATGATGTTTGGTTCTCCTTAGACCACACGGGCTTCAGCGTTGATCAGTGCATCGCAGACCCGAATGGGGATTCCACGGAACTGAACGGTGGGGGCACCAGCGAAGTCAGCCAGCGTCAACAGCACGTTCTTATCGCGCATGGCTTGCGTATCCATGGCGGTGCGAACGAGGCGATTGGCGTAGAATGCGGCTCGAACACCCATCGTCGGGTTGCGCGGGTCGTCGGTGCTGGTGATGCCGCTGGTGACGGCGGACAGGTTGGGCAACATGTTGACTTGGGTACCCATGCCGACGAAAAGATCGTAAGGGGCGATGCCCTTCAAGCCAGCTGATGTGGTGTCCAGGTTGGCAATGCGCGAACCCCAACGCCAATCCGCATTCACCAGACCCAATTTCCAACGGAAGTACGAGGTCCAGGCTTCGAAGCGACGGCCTTGACTATCGTATTGCGGTACCACGTCGCCCTTATTTTCGTAGACCAATCCCGCAACGGTGCCCTTGGGGAAAATGGCCTTAACGGAGCGATTGCCCCAGCCAACAAGCCATACAGAGCTATTGGACGAGCCAGTACCGCCGCCATCAACCACGTTGCGACCCGACAAATAGGCAGTCAGGGCACCATAACGAGGAGCAAGGCCGGTGAATGAAGCGGGGTTAACGTCTTCGTTAGCGTAGAACAGGTCCGAGGCGACTTTTTGTGAAAAACCCTCGATGTGGGCTTGATCCTCGATCATGCGATGCACGCGCTCGTCGTCACCGATTTCAGCCACCGCCTTATCGACGATGGAGTAATCGGTCAGTTCGCCAAAACGATCCTGCCACTGCATGGTCAGAGACTTCGAGCTAAAGTTGCCCTGGTTTGCCATGCGGTATTGCGGGATGGGCAAGCCGACACGCACCGTTTCCTGGTTGCCGTTGGGCAGGTTGCCCTCGGTCCAGATAATGTCTTTCATGACGTCATTGCACTGCGATAGCAGTTCGTTCACGTCAGCGGCGCTACCGTCCGGGTTGGAACGACGCGCCCAATCAAGCAGATTAGGTAATTGATTTGCCAAAGTTTTCTCTCCAAGAGCTACCCCGTCATCACGACGGTGTTTAGAAAATTAGGGCTTCCATTTGAAACGGCGGTTTCCCGTCAGTTCGGTAGGAACGCGGCGTTTCACAACGCGGCCTCACTTGCCCAAGGCGATGCGGTCACTTTGTCTTCGAGGATGGTCCATACATTCCCGTCAGAACATCAGGTTTTGAAGATGCCGTAGAGCCTGGAATGGCTTTAGCGGCGTTGTTTACGGCCTCACCAGCGCGGGCCATCAGTCGGATCATTGCCGGGTGATTGCCCAAACCAGTCGAGTTTAATGCGTCGGAGAGTTCTTTGGCGTCTTCCGGCGTGGTGAATGCTTTGATGAATGACTTGGCGTTGTTCAGCGAGGTTTCCCGACGCTTGCCGCCGTAGTCCTGGTCGCTTTCAAAGTCTTTAGCCCACTGATCAACCCGCGAAGCGTGATCCTCAGCAATGGCGTCTTGGGCGCGTTGGGTCGCCTGTTCAATCCCGGCAACAGCCTGAGCTTGGATAGATTCAATCAGCGTGCCGATCCTGGATGCGTGCAGAGTGATTAGCTCTTGACCGAGTTCTTGCGCCTGATCTTTGGTCAAGCCGTAGGACTTCGCAGTCTTTTCCAGCACTCCAAGGAAGTCGGCAGCCTCTTCGGGCTTGAACTCGGCATCACCGGGGAGCTTGAACGGGTCAAATGTGATCGGGGTGTATTCTTCAGTTTCGGATGAAGCGTTTTCGCCGCTTTCCGCCACTTCTTCGGCATCTTGCGCGGGTTCGGCGTCAACGGTTTCGGCTTGGGTGGGGGTCTTGGACGCCGCCTTATCGTCAATTACCGAGCCATCGGAAGGGGGCGATGTTTCAACTTCGGTCGCTACGGACGAAGCCGACACATCACCAAGGATCGTGGATGACACTTCAACTGGCGCGGTTTCAACCACGTCAGTTTCGGTTACGGCAGAACCAGCGTCAACTTGATCGGTCATGTGTCCATCTTCCTGGGCTTTGCCGTCATCACGACGGTATATGCTCTTGCAACTTAGCCGGTTTTATTGAGAAGCGCAACCAAGTCAGGCGCATTATGCTCTAATTCGCCGTAGATAAGCAAGCCGCAATTACGCATCCCCTCTTTATACGCCATTGTCAGAGTCAGACGGCGTGTTTACGCTAAAAACG